AGGGGCGTTTGAAGAAGCTGCACTATCTGTACCCACCATCACTCGCGCGGTTTCGCTGCTGTCGACGGTGGTGGGAACCCTCGACATGAAGAGCTACGTCCTCCAATGGAACGGCGAAGAATACGAGAAAATCTATGTGGAGGGCGAGTCATGGATGACACGGCCCGACCCTAAAGTCACTCGTAATTTCATCATGGCGAAAACCGCAAAGGATCTAATCCTTTACGGTCGCGCTTTTTGGGCTGTGACCTCGCGTTACAGCACAGGCTTTCCTGCGACTTTCCAATGGCTCCCAGCGAACCTCGTTCAAAGTCCTCAAAATCAGCCCCCGGAATGGTTCGGGCCAGCAGAGGAACTTGAGTTCAACGGTCTCCCACTTGACACGAGCAACGTGATCCAGTTTCTTAACGGCAACCTCGGCGTCGTTTACTCGGGCCGTCGCGCCATACAGATCTCGCTTAAACTGGATCAGTCAGCAGAGCGCTTCGCTTCAAATGAAATCGCAGCTGGCTATCTTCAGCAAAAAGGCGGAGAGCCAATGTCGGGCGAAGAGCTCGGAGAGATGGCTGCAGCCTGGGCTGCTAATCGTCGCTCCAATGCGATCGGCGCTCTCAATGAGTTCGTGACTTTCCAATCTTTTGACCAAGACCCGAGCAAACTACAGCTCGTAGAAGGACGCGAGTATCAGACAAAAGAACTGTCTCGCCTTATGGACATTCCTGCCTACTTGCTCGCTATTGACCAGAGCGGAATGACTTACTCAAATGCACAGCAAGCTCGCCAAGACTTGATCCTTTTTGGAGCGCGTCCACTTCTTCACGCCATAGAGGAACGGTTGTCTATGGACGACGTACTTCCTCGAGGACGCCACACCCAATTTGATCTTGAGGAATACATCGGTCTCTACGCGCCCGAAATGCACGACTCAGTCATGCAAGAACCAGAAGTCAACCCACTATCAGACACAAACAATCTGGAGTAATCATGATCCAATTTCATGCAGACATAGATCTAATCATCGCCGAGGCAGGCGACAACAACCGCCCAGCGCGTATCGCCGGTATCGCCGTCCCCTGGGACGTTGTTGCAACTGTCTCAGGAGGTCAGCGCGTAAAGTTTCTACGTGGCGCGTTTGACCTAAATCAAAAACCAGCAAAACTGCTAGAAAACCACGACATGAGCCAACTTCGCGGAGTAGTCACTTCTATTTCCGATAGCGATGCAGGTCTCGAGTTTGAAGCAACGCTGGCCCAGACAAGAGCATCGGCAGACGTTGTTGCCTTGCTCCAGGCTGGCGCGTATGACTCGGTTAGCGTCGGCGCTAATCCAGTCTCGTTCAAGTTTGACAAAGCAGGAGTGATGATCGTGTCAAAAGCACAGATGATCGAGCTCTCGCTTGTCGCGGTTCCTGCTTTTTCGGAAGCAGTAATCACAGAAATCGCAGCCTCGGCCGATCCTGAGGAAAGCGAAATAGAAGAAGAAACCCTAGACACCCCTGAGGAGGAAACAGTGTCAGAAGCAATCAAGGCCGAGTCAGCAGAGTCGGCAACAACCCCCACAAGTCCACTTCTCTACGCACAGGCTCGCCGTGAGTTCAAGTTGCCATCGGCTTCTGAATACATTGCAGCTTTCGTTCGTGGCGGTCACGACTTTGCACAAATGAACGACAACATCCGAGCAGCTGCTCCCGACGTTGTAACCAGCGACATCCCAGGCGTTATCCCGACTCCTATTGTCGCTCCGATCTACAACAACTTTCAAGGCCGTCGCCCACTCATCGACGCAACTGGCGTTCGCGCAATGCCACAAGCAGGCGCTATCTTTATCCGCCCAGTTGTAACAACCCACAACTCAATCGGAACTGCTACACAAAACACGACCATCACAGCGTCAGCTTTCCAAGTTGACGACGTGCAAATCACAAAAACAATTCAAGGGGGCTACGTTGAAATCAGCGAAGCCTCAATGGACTGGTCACAACCAGAAGTCCTCGGCGCTTTGCTCGATGACATGGCTCGCGTTTACGCCGACCGCACGGATCTTGTCGCTTGCTCAGAGTTGAACACAGGAACCACAAACTCCAACAACTTCGCAAACGCATCTATTGCTGACCCTGCCTACTGGGTTGAGTGGATGTACACAGCAGCAGCAGACATTCTCACGGGCTCTAATGGCAACTTGCCATCAGTGCTTGCTGTGTCTCCAAACGTCTGGAAATTGATGGGCAGTTTGAGCGATACTGCAGATCGTCCGTTGTTCCCACAGGTCGGCCCGATGAACGCTTACGGCACAATGACACCTGGCTCCGACTCAGCAGTTGCTTTCGGTTTGCGTCTCGTAGTTGACCGCAACCTTGGCGCAGCCGACATGGTCATTATGGATCCAACTGGCATCGAGTGCTGGGAGCAGCAGAAGGGCGCTATCAGCGTTGAACAGCCTTCACAGCTCTCACGCCAAATCGCTTTCCGCGGTTACTTTGCAGCCAAGGTCATTGACGCTTCAAAGAGCATCAAAGCCGCTTTCGTCTAATCCTTAGCCCCACTCGAGAAAGTTTGCACCATGGCAGTATTCGCAGTCACTCACCACCAGCGACTAAACGACTACGCCGTGGTGCAGACCCTCGAGGACACGGACATCGGCATCGGTCAAAGCATCATTCTTGCAGGCTTAGGCCACGGCTTGAACGGCACTCACACGGTCTATGCAGTCAACCCTTACTATTTTGAAGGCGTTGATGACGAAGGCGACCTCCTTTTTGACTACGACGTTTACATCGGTAATCAGATTATTTTCTACGATGCTGGAACAGATCTAGAACGTGGTGCAGCGATCCCGACTGGGACGCTCACTTGGACTCAGACCTGCACATGGATCGTCGCAGCTGATGTTCTTTCATGGCTTGGTATCGCTGTCGCTACGGCAAACGATACCGCTTTCGTAACTGCCTGCACGGAGGCAAGTTGCGCGTTCGCGTTTAGGCGACGTAAGGAGGCAGGTTATTTTGACCAACTCAATGTCGTTCCAGGCGCGGACGTTAAATTGGCGACGACAATGCTGGCGGGTTCGTTATTTAGAGAGCGTGGGAGCGTGGACTCCTTCGCCAGTTTTGAAGCAATGAACATTCCAGGAACCGTCGGCTCGATGGGACAGATCAACCGTCTCCTCGGCGTCAATCGGAGTCAAGTCGCATGAGTGCTACGGGCATCTTCGCAAGCGCCCAGAGCACCCTTGTAGCGTCGCTCACGGGACTCGGGCTGGCAGTTGTCACCGATGCACGCAACGCTCGCCCGATGACTGTATTTGTCGAGCCCCCCACGTTCACTTGCTTTAACAGCAACATCGCCGAAATTACTTTCGGAGTGAGGATCCTCGCAGCGCCCCCAGGCAACAGCGACGCTAGCGACTACCTCATCACCACAGCCGACACGATCATGAACAGCGCGATCTCCCTCATCTCGGGCGCTCCTTCTGTCACGACAATCGGATCACAAGATATCCCCTCATACGATCTAGTCGTTCGTGTGGGAACCTCAAGAAACCCATAGGAGAAATCATGGCAACCACAACTTATTTATCACAACCAGCAGAACTGAAAATTGCAACCGTCGATCTGACTGACCAGGCCAGTTCGGTGAGTTTTACTCTCGGCAGTAACCCCCTTACGAGCACCGCCTTCGGAGATCTCGGGGAGCGTATGGTGCCTGGGTTGCAAACTGTCGAAGGGACAATCACCCTTTATGTTTCATACGGCGCATCAGAAGTCGAAGCCGTCATTGCTGGCGAAGTCGGTCAAGGCGACACCACAATCGTCGTGAAAAAAGGCTCAGGCGCTATCGCAGCTGACAATCCAGAGTGGACAATTAGCAACACCATGATCGCGAACTACCCAATCACCTACACCGTCGGCGAACTCCAAGTGATGGAAATCAGCTTCTCGGGTGGCACCTGGGTTCGCGACATCACCCCCTAATCCCATCCCTTACCGTGCAAAGGAAACCCCATGAAACTATCCATCAAGATCAACACAGGAGAAGGAGATTACGTTGTCGAAACTAATCTTTTTCATCTTGTGCAGCTCGAGCGGAAATACAAAGTCAAAGCGTCCGACCTCGCTAACGGTATCTCGATAGAGATGCTCGGCTACCTCGCCCACGAAGCAGCCAAACAGCAAGGACACAACCCCCCAATCATCCTGGACGACTTCCTCAAAAAGTTAGTCAACCTCGAAGTCTTGGAAACAGAGTCAGCAAACCCCACACAAGGGGATCAGTAGGGCGCAGCCTCGCCGAGTTACTTGTCG